GTCGCGCCCATGCTGTCGCGGTAGTAGCCACGAATGCCGACCAAGCACACCGGATCGCTGACGTTGGCAGCCTTGAGCTGCTTCAGCGTCTCGTCGCGCTTTTGTTGTGGTCGGCTCTTGGGGATCACTTGGATGGCTCTTTGACAGTCTTCGCGTCGAACGTGACGGTGGCCTGCTGCTTAATGAAGTCGTAGCCAAGCGTGACGCACCCAGCCGCAAGAGCAGCCCAGCTCGCGGCGAGGATCGCAACTGCAACTAGTTTTGTGACGCGGGCGTGGCTCATGGATTCAGAGGCGGGCGTTGTTGTCCTTCGCCATGACCAAGCCCCAACCGGCGAGTAGACTTGCGCCGACGAGGCCGAGGTCAGGGATTGTGCCGCTGGCCAGAAATTCGCGTCCGGCCGTGGACAAGCTGGCGATGATAGTGAGTGCTCCGAGCAGGTTCGTTTTCCAGTTTCTCATTTGTTTAGTTCTTTCTGTTTCTTTCTGATGTCGTGAAGGACGCTGATGAGCGTGGCCAGTCCGACCAAAATTCCTATAATAAGTCCGCCTATACGGAGGGTTGCTTCAAGGTGGGGTAACATTGAAAAGATGGACGATCCGATGCTGGTCGCGGTGCCGATGACGCCCTTCTCGGTCGTTGTGAAATGGTGATGGAAGTGCGTGATGCTCATAAGTCTCTTAGTCTTTTAGTCTCTTGGTCTCTCAAAGCCACACCCTCCGCTGCTGTGTCGGCGTGACCGCGTAGTCTGCCGCCGGATCAGGCCGGTCGTCGGTCACGCGGAGGTTGAGGTGCCAGCCGTCGAGGACGGTCTCTTCGTTGGTGAGCATACCCACCGCATCCAGAGCATAGCCTTCGCCGCTGGTCTTCCAGCCGGTCGCGGCATCGTAGTAATCGGCCAGTGCGTTTTGGGCCGTCTGCTCGTCGGGGAATTTGTAGAGGTAGTCCTTCATGTTACGTCGTGAGCTGTTGCAGCAGCGTGTTGCTCAAGCGGCGGGGCCAGTAGGCGATCTTGCGGATGTGGCCGTTGAGCTGACGGTCAACGGTTGTCGTGCTGCGCGTTGCGCCGATTGCCATTGAGTCGATGCCGGTAGGAGTTCCCGTCACAGCGGCCTGCGCCTCCAAGACGCCATTTTGTGCGGCTATTATCGATGTCGATGAATATCCGCCAGACAGCCTGTATATTGTTCCCGCCACGTTGCCCGCTGCTGGCCCGCTTGCAACAGACGTGCCGTTCGTGCTGATTATTCGGTGAAGTGCTGGATTGCCGTATCCGGTTTCAAGGTTTAGGAAGTTAACAAACAAATCAGCAGCGTTTGTAAAAGATAGAAAGCGACCTTGGGCAACGACTTGATTCCTGCTGAACTCCGCAAACAACGTCCCTTCGCTCTGATTATAGAAGCTGGAGATCGGCGTGACGACCGCACTGTCCGCTGCGCGGGTGGCGGCGGCGGTGGTCGTCGGGATGTAGGACGTGGCGAATGCGCCTTGCTCTAGCTGCGGGGCGGCTATGCGGAGGGTTAGGTCGATGGGGTTGCCGTTGGTGTAGACGACGCGGGCATCTGGAAAGGCAAAGGCCGTTGTTGCATCATTGTAAGTGCGAGTAACCGTCCTGCGCTGCGTAGCAAGAGATGCGGATGTTGGTGTAAAATTTACCAGCGTGCCATCACCTGTTGGAACGTTTGCGCTTGTGCGAGATCCAAGATTTATCCCAACAGTTGCATTTGTGACGCTTCCGGCGGCGAGCTTCACATACGCGCTTTCAGTCCATGTTTGACCGGATGATGCTGCAACCTGACTGCTTGACTCAAAGTTTAGAAACGTAGTTCCGTTTCCCGTTGGCGTGCCGCTAATTTTGTAATCCACATACGACAAGCCATTTTCTGTGCCTGTTCCTATAACTTCTGTGGACACGCCATTGAGATTTGCACCGCCGCTCATGTTCGTCGGCAAAACCCCACCACTCCCAATCACCCCATTGGTCGAACCACCAGCCTGCGAGTTGCGGATGCTATTGGTTCTGGCCTCCTCGATGAGAAGCCCCAAGCTGCTTCCGCCGGAATGGTCGAAGCGTGGCGTGTCGTTGGCGGCGGTTTGCAGGGTGCCGCTCGCGTCGAAGAAGGTGGCGTTGCTGGCTCTTGTGAAGGTGATGGCGGGGCCGACACCATGATCCAGCGTCTTCAGGCCCGCGAAGTCGCGGGAGAAGCTCGGCGCTGTCTGCAAAGCGCGTCTGGAAAATGGCAGCGGCATGGAGTCTTAGGCGGCGCTTTCGAGCTGGAGGCTGAGGCGCACGCGGATGTCGCTGGCGGCGGTGAAGGTCGGCGTTCCGCCGGTCGTGGCGGCGACGAAGAGGGTTTGCGCGGGCAGCTCGAAGGGCAGGACGAGTCCGCTGGTCTCGCCGTATTTGCAGCCGCCCAAGTCGGTGCCGGTCGTGACAGTGCAGGTGCCGATAATCTCGGCGGCGTTGTCGTCGGAGATGCTGGGCGCCGAGTTGACCGTGCCGAGGCTGACGTTGCTGCGGAGGAAATATAGGGTGATGGTCTGCGAGGATTCATCGTCGCGGTCAATGATGCTGGCCGTGAGGATGGTGCCGCGGGCGGCGGCTGCGGTGTTGCTGCTGAGTTCAACGGCAGTGGTGTCGAAGAGGACATCACCGGCGGCATAGGCGCTGGTGTCTACGACTGGCGTGAACCGCACGATCTTGGTGCGGAAGTTTGTGAGGGAGACGTTAGGGTGCATAGGTTTTTAGTATTGGTTGACGCGGGCGGTCCACATGGAGGGTTGGTTTTGTTGGAAGTAGTATTTGTCGCGCTGGCTAATCAGCTCGGACTCGGCGAGTTGTTCCATGGCGAGTGCTTTGTCGAGCTGGCCGTCTTCGGTGAGGAGATCGGAGGTCAGCATGAGGGCGACGGCTTTGGCGATGACGGCGGGAACGGTCGCGGAGAGGTTGCTTGCTGAGTATTCGGTCGGACGCACTCGGAAGTTGACCCAGACGGTGGTTGGCAGGTCGGTGCTTTGCGGGAAGCGGACGTTGTCGCCGAGGAGGGTGTAGCCGATCTGGCGGGGTGCAACGTGGGTTGCAGGGTTGTCGCGGAGGACGGCGAAGACTTCACCCATGGCGGTCTGGCCGCTCTGCTCGTAGGGGATGAAGTAGCCGTTGGTCTCGTTGCCTTCGACGGTGCGTTCTTCGACGCGCATGAGTTCCGGCCAATCCGTCCACTCCCAGCAGTCGGCGATGCGTTCGTTGGCGGCGGCGGTCATCATGGTTCTTGCGCCGGATGGGATGGCGTCGATGGTGGACGCATCGTTGCCGACACGTTGCCATGCGCGGAGGAGGATAGATTGGAGAGTTACGGTGCGCATTAGCTATTCAGTGCGTTCATGGCCGACTGCACGGCGGCTTCAAAGGTGACGCTGGGATTCGGCCAGTCGTTACGCGGCGCCGGATTGGCGGCGAACATTGTCAGGATCTGCTGCAAGTAGGCTTCGACGGCGTCCAGCTCGGCGCAGGTTTTGCCTGCGGCGGTGAGGGACTGGCGCAGATACAAAAGCGTGGGCTGGCGTTCGCCGCCGAGGCCGACGGATTTGATGTGTTCTTCGGCGGTCACACTCGGCGGCGGCGTGGGGATAAGTGTGCGGGTGGCCGCGTCCCAGATGAGAGCGCCGTTTTGCAAGCCTTCGCCTTGCTCGTCGGTGAGCGGGAGCGCGGTGATGCCTGCCGGGAGCGGATCGGCGATGATCGTGCCGATGCTGACGGACTCGCCGGTCGTGGTGTTGTAGAGGAGGTGCCAGTTTTGCATTTTAGGGGATGCCGATGAGGCAGACGCCGTAGTTGGCGAGGTTTGTCGTCGGGCCTTGGATTTTCACAGCGAGGCGGGTGCCGCTGGCCACACTGGCAACTACAAGGAGGTCATCAATGGGCGTGACGGATTCAGCGTTGCCATAGGAGGCGTAGCGTGCGCCAAGCTCGACCTCTGACCCGCTGGCTCCACTTGCCAAAGTAAGGGTTGCGTTGACGCTGGCCAAGTTGTTGCCCGAAGCATTCGGCAGAATGACAATCCCTCGGTAGGCGCGACTCGTAGATGCTGTGAGTTGGACGTAAGTATTGGCGGCGGCAAAATCGGTGCCTGTGCTGGTGGCAGTGTCGGTGCCGATGACATCAACGCTGGTCGGGGATTGCGCGTAGTTGCCGTAGTTGCGGGCTTCGACCAGAATGGTGCCTGTCGCGCTGCCTGTGATGTGCTGGATTCGGGCGGCAATGCGTGTGCCGCTCGGCACTTGGATGGGAACGGTAAAGGCGTAGCTGCCGGCTCCTGCTACCGAGCGCGCCCCGCCTATGGCGATGTTAGAGATGAGGGCCGTCTCGGAGCCGCTGGCTCCCGTGCCGATGTCGAGCAGGCAAGAGGTGTCAGAGCCGTTGGAGGCCGCGTTAGCCTCCACATAGATGGCCGAGGCATTGGCGCTGGTGCTGGCGATAAGCTGCACCCATGAACCCTTGGTGTGCGCGGTGGCACTGGCGGTCACGGTGACGGTGGAAGACCTATTGGCTACGGTATAGGCATCGTCCTCAAACCACGATGTATTGCGGAACAGCGCGGTCGATCCGAGATAGGCTTTTTGCAGGAGGGCCATAGCTTACGGATCGGTGATGAGAAAAAGCGTGGCCGCGTCGGGACTTCCGATGGCGTTGTATTCGGCGGTGGTGAGGCTCACGATGTTGTTGACCACGTCGCTGCCGCTGCCTGCGGAGGTGTCGGAGACGACGTTTGTGCCGGAGCGGTTGGCGATGGTCAGCGTGCGGGTGGTGCCGGCGGAGATGCTGCCGAGGTCGAAGGCGAGGTTTTTGCTGGTGTCGGTGTTGTCGTAGAGCAGGAACTGCGAGTCGCTGAACACGTCCGGCATGGTGCCAGCGTAGGTGTAGTCGGAGTCGCGGTTGCTGCCGCCGGTCGCTGTGCGGATGTAAATGCCAGCCTGCTTGCGGCTAACCGGCCAGACGCCGCTGGCGGTGCGGACGAGCCATGCGCTGTTGAGAACGGCGGAGCCATCCAGCGGAAGGTCTGCGTATGTTGCAACTTCGCCGTCGATGTAGGACGCGCCACCGCCGCCGCCCGATCCTTTTTGATCGAACGTGCCGCTGAAGGGGTTAAACGTCCAAGGCATTTGAGATTAGAAATTGGAGATTTAAGAGCGGGTGACTGTGGCGATCTTTGCGTCATCGCTGGACGGCGTGCCGCCAACATAGGTGAAGGTGAGCGTGGCGACTGTCTGGCTGCCTTCCTTGTAGACCACCGTGGAAAGATTGTTTGTCGTGGAGACGTAATTCAGCTCGACGGCGTTATGCTGCGGGATGTTTAGTCCAGCGATGTTTCTGACGGAGACGTTGGGGTGCATGGGATGGGGAAGTTGGCGGTGGTCAGTTGGCAGTTGGCAGCAGGAGCATTAAGCGGAAGGAGCGGCGGGCATGCCGAGTTGCTGGTCTTGCGCCAGCTTTTGCAGCGCGGGCTGCGCGCCGGTGCGGCCGATGACGGCGTTCTGTTGCTGTTGGAGCTGGAACTGGAAGGCTTGCGCTCTCGCGTCGATCATGCTGCGGAAGATTTCGTCTTGGGCGTAGCGCTGTTGGACGGCGGGGTTGGACTGGATGATTTGCTGCAAGGTTTGCAGCCTTACCTGCGCGTTTTGTCCGCCTTCTTTCAATGGCGGCTCGGTGCCTGCGGCGATTTTTGCGAAGGCGGTTTGTTCGTCTTCTTGCTCGGCCTGGGTAGCGGCGCCGATGTCTTTGATGAGGATGCCGGCGAGATTTGGGTCTACTGCCTGCATCATATATTTTACCAAACCTACTCGATCTATGACTCCGAAGGAGTCCAGCGGAGTGAGAACTGACGCCAAGTAATCCAGCTTTTTTCCGAGCGCCTCGTTGTCGAGCAGCCTTGCATCGAAATCACACACCACGTCAAAACGCCCGCGGATGTCATTAGGGCTGGCGGTGAGCGGGAGATTGGGGTTGCCGGTGACGCGGGCGACTTCTTCGGGCGTCATATACTGCTGGCAGAGGGCGAGCGTCTGGACGAGGCAGAGCTTCATGTCCAAGAGCCAGCTATCGACCAGCTCTTGGGTGTGGAGCATGTAGCGTTGCGGCGGGACGGCTTCGCTGATGCGGCCGAAGTAGTTGTCCACGTCGTTGCGGATGGACATTTCGACTTCGATGCTGCCGGCGTCGGGCTGCGGCGGGTTCATCCAAGTGATCTCGCCGGGGCGGCGCTCGGGGATCTGCACGCCCGGTCCCATGATGAGGTCCATCTTGCCGCGCGCGGCGGGGGTTTTGAGCGGGGGCAAGGTGACGATGCTGGCGCGGTCGCCTCGCATGTCGCGTTGGATTTTGACTTCTTCCTGGGCGGTCTGGACGATCTCCGGCACGCCGCGGGATTCCAAGATGGGGCGTGAGGCGCGTTCGCGGGGCAGCTCGACGAAGGGATAAAGCGCGTGGGCGTAGGGTAAAATGTCGTGGACGGCGGTGCGGTCGGGAACGTGGTAGCTGAGGACGGTGCGGGTGACGCGCATCGCTTTGGTGCGGTCGTCGTGCTCCTTCCTGTAGACGTGCCAGATCTCGATCATGTCGCGCTGGTGGTCGTAGAGGAACTGGTCGCTGCGGTGGAGGTT